TGCTTCTTCGTCTGTAATGCATAGTGGAACGAATTGTCGAACTTGGTCAGCAGTAAAACAATTCCAGTCAAACATCATCTTGATATCATCATAAGAATACATATTATTTTCCTCCGTCAAGTTGTTCTTTGATAGTAGCAATGTCTTTTGTGTTTTGAAGGGATGTCAGCATGGTTTTCGAATTAATTTGTGCTAGTCCTTCTGCTTTTGTAGTAAGCTCTTCATTTGCTTTTTTCAATGCAGCATTATCTACCTGTAAACCTATAGATAAATTTTCTAGTAGTTCTAATTTTTTTGAATAATCTTGTGTAACTGCTTCTTCCCACTTATTTTCAGTGAAGTTAAAGAATTGCGACTGTTGTCTTCTTCCGAAAGCTTCATCCGTCTCATCTTCCTTCTTCTCAAACAAAATAGGTGGAACTTCTACAAAAGGTAAACCAGTTGGGAAATTATCCTCTACTTCGTGTTCTTCGTAACCTAGTGGATATAATACTTTATAAATTGTTTTCATTTTACTCTTCCTCCAATTAGTAATCTGTTAAGCCGGCCAAGGATCTCGAGTGATCCACATACCTGAAATATATGAACTACCTGAACCTGATTTGGCTTGTATGATGCTATTTTGATCAATGAATGCACGTGCATCCGCTGGCTGACTTGCATTTCTAACTAGTGAAAGCGCGGTTTGCGCTGGATAGCCTTGATCGCGTTTATAACCGTCTGGGATTCTTAAAATCCAACGAGTTTCTGATCCTCCGGGCCATGTGCCACATTTAAAATTAAAAGTAAGAAATACGATGTTTCCGATTCTGATTATTTTTCCATTCACATCAGTTACGTTTGTTGTATCACTTCGATCAGCTAGTGTGATAGCTCGCTCGATCATACCTGCTTGCACAGGCAATCCATTGAATTGCAATCCGTCTTTAAAATTTTTCGTTCCTAAGACCGTTTCATTACCTGTGGCTTTTACTAAAACACCCTCCACACCATCAATTCCTTTGGCATGAGTTTTTAAATATTTGGCAACTCCGTCTTCTTTTAATTGCACAATATCAGCCATTAAACCGTCCCCACTTTCTCAAATGTAATATTGGCTAATCCATCGAGTTTAGCTTTGTCAGTTGCTGACATTAAACCTGCTGTCGTAGTTGTAGCATTACCTGGATTTTTCTGTGCTCCAGCTGCAATTCCATCCAACTTAGTTTTATCTGTGGACGACATCAACCCATTTGCTGTAGTTGTAGCTACAGCTGTAGTTGTGGCATTTATTCCAGGATCACCTTTATCTCCCTTTGGTAAAACAAAATTAAATCTAGCTGCAGATGATGTTCCTACATTCGTAACAGAAGCGGTTGAACCACTAGAAACGGTTCCTATGGTAATTGTTGCTGCTTGGCCAGGATCGCCTTTATCTCCCTTCACCGTTGTTGGTTTGCCTTCTATAGCATTCCAATGAGTTTGTGGATAAACCTGTACACCGCTTTGTTTTATTTTTACGATATCTGTCATTTTCTATACCTCCCCGATTTTTTCAAAAGTAAAATTTGGAATTCTTTCGTTTGTGTAATTTTTTGCTTGATTTACAGCTTCTTGGAATTTTTGATCTACATATGACTGATTAACACCACCAGTCCCACTACCACCTGTAGAACTAATTGTTCCATCTTCTGCAATTGATATATTTGCACCTGCTTTTAATATTTTTAGAGATTCTAATTTTCCCTTTAATTCTTCAGAGAAATTGAAGTCTGTTTGCTTAGTTGCAGATAAAACACCTTCTTCAGTAACTTCTAAGAGTTCCCCAACTTTTATACCTCCTAATTGTTCAGGAGTAGCAATCGGCAAAATATATGTTCCACCTTCTCCATTTACGATCTTTTGAAACATTTCAGCAGTAAGAATACCATCGCTTGTCTCGCTTGCATAAGGTAGTTCAGTAATTGCATTCTCTAATCCTAAATCAGCTTTCGTTAAAATGACTGCACCATATTTACCATTAACCGAAAGAACTTTTGATTGTCCTGATATCATTTTTTCTAAGCCTAAAACTGCAGAAACATGTGTAATTGGAAAGAATTGGCGTTGTACACCTGTTTTTTCATCCGTTTCCATCATTCGTTTAGTTTTAGCCATTAGATCACCCCGACTTTCTCAAGAGTGAACACATTTTGCTTTGGATCATCAACGGTTGCGATGATCAAGGCTCCTTCTTCAATCGGGAATTCTACAGTTCCAACTTTTTCGACTTCGTGATTATCTGAAAAGAGATCATCCTGCAAAATATCAGTCACTTCAATCTCACCATATTCAATCGTGAAAAGTGTTGCTCGTAATTTCTGATATAGATAATCCATATCTGCCAGCAAGCGCTCTGAAATAGACGCATGACGAACTCCTTGAATATCAACACGTGCATCCATTAATTCGGCTAACATGACTCCACCTGGATCAATCGTCTTTAAAATATCCTTGATTGATTCAAACCATGCCAAATAGTCTGATTCTTGTCCTTCTCTCCAATCTTGGAAACTGTGTTCCTGTTCTTGTCTCCAACGTTCAAATTCTTCTTTCCTTTCATTCATCCAGTCCGTAAAATCGCCTTTATTTTCATTAATAAAATCTGTCATATCAGCAATTAAATCTTCAATTGATTGCCAATAAGAACCCATTTCTCCTTCTGTTTTTGAAACAGCATTGATGACAAAATAGGAGAAGTCTTGAGTTGTTCCAATCAAGTTTTCTCCTTTAAATATAATGAAATTGGCTGTTTGTCGATGCAAACACTGCATGGAATATTTATCAAAAATATATTTGATTTTCCCTTTTTTAGCATCCACAATTTTTGTTTCTAATTGGACTGGATATTTTCCGCCAACAACTGATTCAAAATATACCTTACATTCTGATAAATCATATGGAAGACCATTTTCGACAATTGTAGCTTCCATAACTTCAGTGTTTTTATTGCCTTGTCGAACTTGAATCATCCCCACGTAATTATAGGGTTCTGTTGTACTTAATATGACATTCCACTTTGCCATTAAATCACCTCCCTATTTTGGTGGTATGACAATGGAAGAAATTGCACTTGCACTATAATACTGGCGATCTAACTTTCCACAAATCATACCTAACTCTGTGTTTTGTTCATAAGTTTGCATACGACCATTAGCTAAGCCTCGGATAACGCCAGTATGTCCATAAGTTCCATCTGCAAACCATGAACCCACTTGTCCACCTCTTGCCCAATTAATAATTGCACCAACTACTAATTGATCATATCTAGGGTTTTGAATCACTTTCCAACCAACAGCAGACCAATCATAGGCAATACCAATATCAGATGCTGCAGAAGTATTTCCTATCACATGAGTTAAACCATATTTTGTTCCAGCACCCATGCCACAACCACCCAGATATCCTGAATATTCTGCAGACAAGCCATAACACTGACCATTGCCAATTCGTTGTCCAATCAAAGACTCTAAATGTTTTAGTCCTGCTTCTCCAGTAGCTCCTCCTGGTTTTAAATCTTTAAATTTGTTATACCAGTTAACTGCATAATCTTGACGTTCAGGATGTGTCGCTGCCGGACGTTCATAGTTTCGTTCAAAAGCATATGCTGCTTGTCTTGGATCAGTACAGGCCTTAAATCCATCAACCGTCGTAGGTTGTACTACGCCCATCCATTGTCCATTTGTAAATGTCCAAATAAGCAATCGAACTTGTGCATCTAAGCTCGTTATTGGTTCTTTAATACCTGCAGCATTAAATAAGTTTTGAACATAAACTTTTCCATCCCATGTTGCTGGACCAACAAGAGGATATGAAGAACCATCCCACTGAACTAATCCGTATGCTGGTCCACCTATTTGAACAGTATCAGGATCAAAAGTTCCTCCTGTTTCTTGTTGAATGTTCCCCAATATTCCACATGCAGATTGTTTCGTAAATCCGTTATTACACAAAATATCGTAAATTCTCCAAGCTCTCTTTTCTGCATCTGTTTTTAATTCACTAGGATATCCACCAGTAGATTCTCCACCTCCTGATGGACCACCGCTTTGTCCAGGTATCACTTTTTGCCCATTCACATAAAGTTCTTTCACATCTAAACGTCCACCTATGGAAGTTCTTCCGATCAAGTCTATACGATCATTAATTAAATACATATTTTTTTTACCAACGATTAATCCATGTCCTTTAACAGAACTAATAGCAATTGCTTCACCACCAGAATTCAAATTAATTTGTAAAGCTTTACCATCAAAATCTGCATACACTGGATTTCCCTGAGAGTCCATACCAACAACCAGATCAGGAAACTGATTACCTTCGGTTCCCATTGTTCCGATAGACCTATTGCCATACCAAAATTCCATTCCTTTTCTAGTTAATTGCATAATTTTTTGATTTTTATTTTTAATCTCCAATAATCCATTAACGAGACGCAAAACATCACCTGTTCTGTTAAAAGAATTTTGAAATACATCGGCTTTAATAATCCCTGTTTGGATAAAATTAGCGTTAAATTTCCCATCTAAAGTCCAAGCTGTTGTAAATGGTCCTTGCCATCCTTTAGATGAAAAACCTATCCCACTTTTATTTATCCTTAAAACTTGTTTTGCTTCTTCTAATTTAGGATGATCGCAAAAAAACAGATCAGTTGGACGATTTTTGGGCCACCATATAACATGACCGCCATCGTTTCCAGAAATAATATTAGTCACTACATCAATAAAATCACTGGCATATTTTTTACCTGTATAACCTTTTAATGTGTCTGATATTTCTTGCTTCTGTTTTTCGAAGAAAGTATATTTGGTATCACCAGCTTCTAAAGATTCAACTCGTTCGCTCAAAGAATCGTATACTACTTTAGTAATTTGAGCAGTAATATTTATCTTGAAACGTTCATGAAAAATATCAAAAGTATCAAACAACCCCACTTCACGAAATTTTTTAAATCGTTTTGCTAAAACTGTATCTTCCATTTTCCGAATATTTAATTCAATAGATACGTTTGGTTGATCGCAATTAGGATTAATAGAACTAAAATATTTCTTTGCTACTTCATTCAAACTTTTTTGATCTGTAACGCCTTGATCTTCTGTAAATTGAACATATTCTGAATAAATCTCACCATCATACTTGTTGATATTGGGTGAGTCTACTGGATTTCCAAATATCCGTTCCGTTTCTCCTTCATTATTTTGTACATCTGCATAAGGAAAAATTCGGGTCAGTAAACCATTAAAATTGGTTTCAACTTTCAAACCAGTTAAATTTTTCCTGTATCTAAAAGTTGTCACATGATCTCTACCTCTTCGGTTTAATAAAGATAATTTGAATGGCTCATGTTTCATCTCGCCACCAAATATTTGGTTTAAAGAACCTTCTATTCCCTTAATACATTTTAAAGGATTGGATACTTCGATACTTGTTGATCCTACACGAGTAATATCACTAAACAAACGAATATCACTAGGTTGATCCATTGATCTTTCCAAGTATTTCATTGCTTCTTGACAAGTAGCTCGCTCAAATTCTAATTTCTTCACCGCACGATTTCCGAGTTTCATAGTTCTAGATTTTCCGTAAACATATAACAATCCTGTAGCCATATCTTTATAATGATTGTAAATATAAAAAATATGAAAATCATCCGTTGCGTTAGGTTTACATTTGATCTGATAATTATGATCTTCTAATTGACTTGAAAATTTAGCATTGATTGGAAAACTTAATTCGACAGTATAACTACCATTTGCTTCCTCTGTCACTAGACATTTTTTACAATCAGATAATATGCCAATACCTCCAGCGGTAAAATCTATGTCTGTAGGACTATATAATACTGGTTTCATATCTTAGTTTGCCACCTCGGTTCAATAACAATCTTTCTTACATTACTATTCCATGTAATCCGATTTTCTCCAGAGTCTAAATAAGGATAAATTTGATTACTTAACAACTTCCTATGTTCATTCACTAAAACACCATCTACCTCACGATAAGTTTCCATTACATCTGGATCAGAATCGATTGTAATATCTGAAGTGACATCCGAAAATTTTGTCTCTCTTCCATTAATAGAAATTGTCACATTGCCAGATCCATATATTTTAATTTTAGGGTAAGATGGGTAGCGTTCTGGATTATAAATAGAACCCTGTTTATCCAAGATAACAGGGTTCATTCCTAGAATATTTTTTTTGAAAGGAGCAATACTTAAATCAAACGAAAAAGGAACTCCTCTTAATGTATGAAAAGTTCCTTCGAAATTTGGTTCATTTATTACAATCGCTTGATAAATATATATCGGATCCCAATAAGGTACAAAATCTACATATTCTCCTTTTGTATCCAGTGCTTCTGTAATCAAATCTTCATAATATTGAATGTGTTCCAGTGTAGGTGATAAATAAAAACAATTTAAAGTTTGTTCAACATTTGTATAGTAACCACCATCGTTAACTGCTAACTTATTTAATCCAGAAACTTCTTCTAAATTAAATACCCTTTTAGCTTTTTTCTTTTCTGGTCTCTCACAAATAAATGCATTAAATTCTTTACTCCAATGATTTCCGAGTTTAAACCAACCATCAATCATGATTATCACCCACTAAATTCATTTTTATTTTTTAAATCAACAAACTTATACATCAAATATTCAGCAATTTGATCTAATGTTTCTTTTGGTAAATTGCCATAAGCTGTTAAATGTAAATGGATTTCATCTGTAGCTTGTTTCTTAGATAAACCAACATCTACAGCTTTTTGAATATAAGCCATTAGTTTATCTAAAGGAGCCACTGCTTCTTTACCAGCTTCACCGCCACCTAACAATTTATTTCCAGAAGCACCGAAAATTGTCGGTTTAGTTAAAATCCCACCATCAGCAAACCATTTTACGTCAATTCCTGATGGATAGGTAATATCTTTCCCTAAAATTTTCTTGCTAGATGTTTTCAAACTAAAATGAGGAAGCTTAATATTTCCTATAGCTTCCGCAATTTTTCCTATAAAATTTTTTATGCTATCTTTCACTTCATTGATTTTGTCAGCCAATCCTTGAACAATTCCTTTTATTTTTTCAACTACAGATGAAATTTTACCTCTCATCTTGTCAAAAACAGAACCTACAGTATCTTTCATCTTAGAAACTACATTACTAATAGACGAAGTAATTCCTTGCCAAATAGAAGTCAGTTTATCTTTTACAGAAGTAAATATATTTGAAGCGGTTGTCGAAATTTTGGTCCATGTAGTCGATAAAAATTCTTTAATTACATTCCAAAATTCTGTTGCTCTATTTTTTATTTGACTCCACATATTTGAAAAGAAATCTCTAATTGGAATAAATATATTTTTTGCAGTTTGAGAAATACTTTGCCATGTATTAGATAAAAATTGAGTAATTATTTGCCATATTTCTTGAACTTTTTGTGAAATTGTATTCCAAACACCTGAAAAATATTGAACGACGCCATTCCAAACAATTTGCATGGTCTGAACGATAGTTCCCCATATATACGAGAAGAACTGACTAATTGCTTCCCAAGCAATTGTAATACCAGCTTTTATGCTTAACCATACAGCTTCTAGAACTGTTTGCAAAAGAGAGAGGGGAACACTAATAATATTAAATATCCCTTTAATGATTGGTTCAAAAAAATCTTTAATCCTTTCCCACACTTCATGAATATTTTCTTCTATGGTTTCCCATAACTCTGAAAAATAATTAACAATACCGTCCCATGTATTACTAATACTTTGTGTTATGCCATCCCATATATTCGTAAAATATTGGACAACTTCAGCCCATGTTTCTTGAATTCCTTGAACAATATCATTCCACATGTTAGAAAAATACTGAGTTATATTATCCCAAGTATCAGTTACACCATTAGTGATATCGTCCCAAAGATTAGTAAAGAAATCTTGGATTGAGCCGAATATATCTGATGCGCTCTCTGAAAGTTGTTTCCAAACACTAGATAGCCAACTACTAACTTTATCCCATTTATCGGAAATCCAATCCGTGATTGCTCCCCAGTTTTTGATTACTACAATAATTCCTGCAATTAATGCAGTAATACCTATAATAGCTAAAGTAACTGGACCACCTAGTATTCCTACTATTGCTGTTAAGGCAGCTGCTACTCCTGCTAAAATCCCTACTATTGTTCCTACTCCTAAAAAAGCCGCAATAAAGGTCTTCACAGGACCTGGTAAATTTTGAAACATTTTTAATATCTCAGTCAATCCTTCTAATAAAGGAACTAACGCAGTTGCTAGTTCTTCACCTAATGGAGCTAAAGCTAACTTCAACTCATTCCATGCACCTTGCATTTTTTGACTAGTTGTAGTGGTATCATTATTTAATTTATCTGCTGCTCCTTGAACATCCTCATAGCCACCTTTAACACTCATTAGAGAAGTTAATACTTTTAAACTGTTATCCTCTCCTAAAGCGCTCCAAACAGTAGATGCTAGAGATAACGCTTCGGTTTTATTTTCCATCTCTCCTAAATCAGTAAGGAGCGACTGGATAACTTCTGCTTGAGAAGCTCCACCACTCTTATATGATTCAAATAACTCTTTAGATTTTTGAGAAAATGAATCAATATTTTCTTCTATACGTCCATCAGTTAAAGAAATTCCTATTTCTTTAACAACATCATTCACTTTGTCTAAATTATATGCTCCATTACGAGTACCATTCTCTAAAATTTGGAAAGTTTCTGAGGCGCTAAAGCCCATTTGAGACCATAACTGTGAGTATTCAGCCATATTATCTCCAACTTCATCTGCCCATGTACTGCCATTCCTTTGGAGAGCAACTGTGATCATATCCAATGCTTGTTTACCAGTAATTCCGTAATTTTGTTGCATAGCTGCAACTCCACGAATAGTTTCTTTTAAATCAACCCCGAATTCATTTTCTAAAACTTTTACATTCTGAACGATTTGATTCAGCTCTTGACTACTCATGTCACCAAGGTTTTTAGATACCAAAGCTACCGCATCTGCTGCTTCATTCATATCACCAAAAAGGCCACTAGTAAAAATATCGTTTAAAGCTTGTTCATATTTTTTAGCTGATTCTGTACCTGCAACTCCCATAGAAGCATTTAATTTCTTCTGAGCATCTTCTACTTCCATAAATGCTTCGATCGTATTGCTAGCCATATCTTTGGCTTTATCAGACATTCCACTTAGAGACTCACCAGCATCCAACAGATTGCCTTTGTCGATTTTATCGTCAATTTCTTCTAAAGTGTCACCTATTTTATCTAAAGCATCATCTGCTTTATTAGCATCACTTTTTAAACTATTTAAATCAGAAGAAACCTTTTGAACAGAATTTCCATCATCAATTGAATCGAGTGCTTGTTTCATTTTGTTGATGTCTGCTGTTTGTCCCAATGCAGCTCTACCAATTTTATTTAATGCATCTTCAAGTTGAGAAGAATTGGCTTTTCCTTCTTTGATTGCTGCCGTTAGACGTGTTCCTAAAACGTCTGAAAAATCATTGATATCTGTTCCTGTAGCTTCAAAAAAAGTGGATAATCGCTGTGTATTTTGAGCAAGTTTTTCTTGTTCTACTCTCATACTCGATAATTGCCCTTTAAAACCATTTAGAGCACCTTCAGTGGCTTCAATTTCTCGCTTAAACTTCCGATATTGTTCCTCACCAATTTCTCCTGATTTAAATTGCCTTTCTACATCCGCTTGAGCGCCTTTCAGTGCTTCCAATTTATTGGTAGTTAATTCAACTTGTCGAGAAAGCAATTCTTGCTTCTGTGAGAGTAATTCAACGTTATTAGGATTTAGTTTTAACAAACGTTCTACATCTTTCAATTCTTTCGATACATTTGTCGATTGATTAACAATATCTTTCAATCCAGATGTTACGCCTTTAGTATCTGCATCAAGTGCAATTGTAATTCCTGAAATTTTCTTTTTAGCCATTTATTCCCCTCCTCTCTAAAATGCATCAAAGTCTGCTTGAGTCGCTTTTCTAGTTTTAGATTTTGTAGATGGTTCTTGATGATTATCTATCCATTCTTGAACGAAATCTAAGCAGTCACCTATTTCCATTAACTGCATTTCTTCATTTGATAAACCTACTTGTTTGCAAATAAAAAGAAATGACTCCGTAGTAAGTGTCTCATCACTAGAAGTCATTTCATCGTTTACTTTTTTTTAGTTTGTATACTATGAGAAATCAACTCTTGTAATTCTCCAGCAAAGTCTGCTAATGGTAAAGAATCCAAACTTTCTAACCAAGTGATTGGATCAGGAATAGTTGAATCTGCCGCTTTAGCATAAGTCCATACAAAATTATATAAAAGGGTTAATTCTACCCTTTTCAAATCATCATATGAAATATCATTTAAGTTAAAACTACCATCTTCATTTTGATTGTCTAAAGCTTTCGCTAAAGTTAAGAGGTCTGCAAAAAAATCACTTCCAAATTGCATCTTATACCGCAAAGGTGTTGCAGCATTAGAAGCTAATCGAATTTTAGTAGCACCAATCTTTATTATTTTCTCCATAATTAACCAACTGCTCCTTTTTCATAAACTTTTGTAAACCATTTGTCATAAACACCAGACGGAGTATCTGGTCTTGTTTTAGTTTTTACAGCTTTGTCAGAAGGCCGCGGTCCGGCACTAAATGTTAATTCTGACGTATTTGGATCACCTGAATCCTTAGTTGTTGATCCAACTGTTGGACGATTTGCTGTACAGTAATACAACACATGTCGAGTTGCTGTTTTATCTCCCTCAAATTGAAACATTAGAGCAAAAGGGGAAGTCTCTGCATTCGCATACTCTGTTTGAACCTTATCGGTATCATCTACTTTTTCTCCCAAAATATCTACAGCAAAATCTTCAGGAATTCGAGCGCATGTATAGGTTCCGTCGTATCCTTGATTGTTTGGAGAAGTATAATAATCAACATTATCTGCTTTAAACTTAATCAGATCTCCAGAAGGTTCAATGGATAATTCAACTGCACCAGGAAAATGAACCGGCGTTCCATAAGTAATTTCTCCCGTTTCTGGATTTAAAGTCGCTTTAGCATAATAAACATTTTCCAATCCAAACTCTACACGATTCTTTTCAGTACTTACTGCTCTTTCTTTTTGTGCCATTTCTTTCACCTCTATTTTAAATATTGATTTCGTAAGCTTTTAAATACATTTGTTCGGATGACAAATAAGTTTCATAAGTATCAAAAGGAATTTTGTTTGTACTAAGTAATTCCTCTAATTTATTTTCTTCACGAATATTCTTGGTATTTGTATATAATTCAATGATAACGTCCGTCTTTTTGAGAAACACCTCATTATCAGCATAAAAATTATCACTTGAATTTTCATAGTAAAGTAAATAGGGTAATTCTGGTACTTGTCCTGGTTTCCATTCACGATAAGAAATAGGTAAATTCATTTGATCCAGCAATTGTTTCAATTCAGTTAACAACATACTCATTTCAACCTCCTAATCAACTCTTTTTCTAACGAAGAAACGGCCTTTTCTTCTGCGATAGCTATATGAGGTTGTCCTTTTACTTTTCCTATGGTTCGTCCGCCTCGTTTTAGAGCGTGACCATTTTCTAACAAGTGTGTTAATCGATAAGTAGGATCTTTTTGAAAAACAATTTGTCCAGTAGGACCTTGCTTTCTTTTGGTCCAATTACGTGCATATTTTCCAGAACGTTTTGGACTATTGCGCTTTAATTCCTGTACAGTTGATTTCGCCACAAAATCTGTAGCTTCTCCTACTTCTAATTCGATTTCTTTACTATATGATTTAACTACATTAGAAATTTCTTTTGATAATTCGCTAATGTGGATTGAATTACTCATTTCTATCACCTAAATTCAAACGGCAAATAACTTCTAACTCTTCATAATTTCTTTGATATGTTCGAATAATTTTGTATTTATTTCCTTCGAATTTAAGGTAGTTTTCTCCAGAATACTCATAAGGATGAATGATAAATAAATGAAGATTCTCAATACCATTTTGTCCAGCTTGATAAAATTCTCCTCTACTTACGTTATCTTCGTAAGCCATTACTGGATTTTCTTTGTATTTAACTATCTGATTTCCTATTTCATCACTAGTAAATCCATCATTTTCAAGAAGAAAAACATCTAAATCCCATGTCTTATCCATATTTATCCCTTCTTCATCGAAAGCACTAAATTATGCAATCTAAATTGTAAATTTCTTGGCATAACACCTTCACCTCTAGATCGATATCGCCAAGCTGAATAATCAACAATAAACATGATATGAAGATCATCATTATTATCAATTATGATTCCTTGTTCGGATTCTAATTCACTAATCACACTGTCAATAATTGATAACAAATACTCATTTCGTTTATCTGTCATGATACCTAAATTTACTTTTAATAATTCTAAAATTTGAGTATTCATAGCTATCTCCTAATAAGAAAAGAGGAAACTAGTCTGTTTCCTCTAATAATTTTAATAACTCTTTTTTGCTCGCATTTGATTTATAACTAATATTTTTTTCGTCAAGAATATTTTTCAAATCAGGAATTGTCAAAGAATCGTAACTATTTTTTGCCAGTCTTGACTCTGGCATCGTTACTCCCCCGCTGTATCTAATGTTACTTCTACAAACGCTTCAGGCACTACTGGTTTTCCATCATAACGCCCTAAACCACGAACAGCCGTTTGATCTTCTCTGAATTTATAATGACCAGACATATCTACACGAACAGATTCACGTTCTACCAAAGTATATTTATCAAATACTCCAAATAAAATTTTATCTTGAGGTAAGTAATTGTTGAAAACTACTTTTAATCCTAAGAAATTAGGTTGTGCTAAATTAGGCAATTGAACCACATCTACTCCATTAGAATTTACATGAAGCGTGAGCGTAGCAATTCGATTATAGTAAGTTTGACGATGCATAACAGCTACAATCTCACCAGTAGCATCTTCACCAGTATCAATCAATCCTAATACTGGAATTAATTCTTCATAAGTTGGTTTTTTTGTTACTTTATTTTCGCTAGGAATTTTAGGGAGAATACCATCCGGTTGTTTATTATCCTTTCCTGTACCAGTAACAATTGCTTTATCCAATCCTTTCGCAATAGATCGTGCGATTCGTTTCGTTAAATAGTCATCTAAATTAATAATAGAATCTTCCAATAAAGAATTATCAATATAGACAATTCGACCAATTTTGAAACCATCAAACTCAACCGCTGTTAGTTTAGAATCATCATTTTCTGGTAATGCTCCTCGCATTTCTAACCAAGTTGCTTCACTAGTATCTACATCTAAAATTAATTTCACACGACCTTTAGCAATCACTTTGTCAACTAATGGATATAGCGTAGTAAAATCACCAATACGCTCACGAATACGGTTGACAATGACGTCTGGAATGATTAATTCTGCGCCACTTGGTCCATCTGGCAAAACTTGACCATTTGCACGCATTTGAAGTCTTTCGCGTAGTTCATTATAAAATTCTTTCACATCTGAACGTTCATGATAATCTGTATTAGTTTTTGCTCTGGTATTTTGTTTTACTGCCATATCTCTTTCCTCTCCTTTATTTGAAGGTTTCTTTTCATTCAACTGTGTTAATTCTTCTTCCAAAGAATTGATTTCTTCTTCTAATTCTTGGATTTGTTGATCATGAGGTTCTTTTTCTTCATTAAATTTATTGACCTCATCTTCCACTACTTGTTGTTCTTCGTCTGTTTTAGCTTCTTCAATGGCGGTTTCTAACTCTTTTTCTCGCTTTTGAAATTCAGCATCTTTTTCTCTTAATGAATTAAGCATTTCTTTTTTATTAGTAATTTTTCTTTGTAACATAATTTGTTTTAATGCCATGACTATTTCCCCCTATTTTTTAATTGATCCAATAAATTTTTACGCCACTGCTGCGTCTGTTTTTCACGATATTGCTCTAGTTGATTGTGCCTAGCTTGTACTCCTGTGTCTTCATAAGCAGGGAATGTTACTACAGAAACTTCATGAAGATCAATTTCTTTTAACAACCACTTAACCGTGCCATCTTCTCTCCAATCAGTTTCTTCATTCAAAATATTAAAACCAAATGAACATTGATCTACGTCTCCACGTTTTACACGTTCATATAGATTTAAAGCATCTGAATCATTTTCGTTTATGGTAATTTGTCCCCATAAACCTCTAGAATCAACGCTTAATTTCAATGTCCCTGACTTGTTCCTACCTAAAACTAGAGTAGTTTCATGGTTTGTTAACGCTCGTATATCATTGCTCAAGGAGCCGTTGAAAGCTTCTGGTGAAATTTCTTCAAAAGCGCCTGGCCAAAGCTCTGTTTCTTGATTAAAAACAGCAAAATAACCTTCAATAATTTTTTCTCCTGTTGTTTCTTCTCTGGTAGAAAAATTAGTAGCCATGGAACGTGTTTGATTTTCTTTTACACTCACTCAGAATCACCACCCTTTAATTTATTTTGTTCTCCAATCATTCCTTGAGGAATAAAGTTTTCTAAGATAATCAGATCATCTAATCCTTTTTTAGGAGAATCACCTATCATATTCAAAACATCATTTCCTGTATAGATTCCTCGAATATATAAATTCATCCCAATTTCTGCTAATTCTTTGATATCATAAGCCATTAAACTTTTAGAATTACATTTGAAATACCAATTTGGATTTTCAAGAAGTCCTTTAGTCAAAGTTTGTTGAAAAACATCTGCAATAGCTTTAATTCTTGTACGAACGAAATTGTTATACTCGTCTTTATTAAAAGTACCTACTCCTAAAATAAACGCAGGTACATCTAGTAATGCTGCGACAGTTTTCTTATCGATTTCTACAGATTCATTGATTGCAATATCTTTTAACGATAATGGTTTTACTTGTTGTACATCTAATAGCTCTGCAGGAATAATCCATGGCTCTCCTGGTCGAGATTCACCTAAATATTTGTCCTTGATTTGCTGTCTCCCAGCTTCACTTGCAATACTTTCATTCATTGCATCAACCTTTACAATGACATTGGGCATATATTGACCACTCATGAATGATTTTTTAGTCGTATTTGCTTGACGTAAATTATGAGTAACATCTCGTAGTTGAATCCTATAACCCGTTCCTCTCCATGGTTGTTCTGGATCAGGATTGATTGCAAAATGTAAAACTTCATCTGGATTATAAGTTGATGCTCCATATTTAATTTGATATCCTTCATCCAGTTCAATAAAGCTAACTTGAGAAGGCTTTAATGGTTTCAATTCATGAATAAAGCCGTCTCTCATTTCTGGAAATACAATCGCATTTCCATCTCCTGGAAGTAACATTGAATACACAATGTTATAAACCCAATTCTTTCTAGTCATGTAAGAATAAGGTTCAATATCAATTTTTCTAGATAATTTATTTTTAATACGAATATCTCCACTATCCGAATTTTCCATTAAATGAATCGTCATTCCTGATACTAAATCAGCAATTTTTTGACAAGCTGTTTTTACTTCTGGATTATCAGACAGTCGAGTATAACCTGGAACTAATACTTCTCTTGCAACATCTGACATAAAAAAACCAACCGTAGGATCACTTGATCCTGATGGTTGGGGTTCTGACCGTATTTTATTGGCTTTTCTTCTTTTTTTAGACAAAGGAAATCACCCTTTCTTCTCTTAGTATTTACGATTTAACCATTCTGTTCCAACATTACCGAATGCCATATCTTCTAGCATCTGACAACAGCTAAATACACTTGCATCAAACAAATCAACACGCTGAACTCCGCCATCACCATCTAGTTTATCGTACTGAATCATATCATCTGTTTTTTCAATTGCTCGCACATTCTGAACACAATATTCATATGCATCGGAATGTAAGTAATAGAACTGTTTATTTTTGACTTTTACCTCGATATGACGGAAGCCTTCTGATTTCTTATAAAAGTATTGTGGTTGATCTTTAATTTTAAATCCTGCTTTTTTCATTTTAAAAAAGAACTCTCGACCAAACTTTTTATCAAAACCAACAAGTTTAATTTTGAAGCCTTTTTGTTTCATAGAAATAAACCAATTAACAATATCATCATGTAAAACGGTAGGAGTATTACTCATTGTGAGCCAGCCATCTTCTTTCCAACCAAACAATGGTATTCCATCTTCTTCTGCTTTCTTTACAGCAGCTAATTTAGGGAAGAAAGCATGAGTAATACAGATATCTACTCCTTTATACGAACCATACAAAGCACCTGCAGTTAAATCATGTAATTTAGATAAATCAGCTCCTCCATACCAAACAATTGGTAATTTTGCTAAATCTTCTAATGTCCAATCATACTGCATATCAGAGCTTCTAAATTCATTAATATCGAAATATGCATCCATTGCATTGGTAAATACATTCAACGTTTTATTTAGAAATTCTGTTTTTAATTGTGGTTCATTCATTGCTTGTGAGGCATCATCTAATAGTTCATCCAAAGTCACTGTCACATTGATAGAAGGAGTACACATTTCTAATACTTCTGGATCATCAATAGTGGTAATTTCTCCTTTACTATTTAGAATATTACCTTCTTCGTCTTGATCTGCTTTACAAATGAAAATGAAATAAGAATCATATGCTGAATCAGTAATTGAACCATTCAATACCTTTTGTAATGTTTTTAAACGGTTAGCTAGAAAACCGTCAGGAATATCTCCTGCGGTTGAAATTCCTATTAATAATTTATTCCGATATGCTTTCATTGCATTTTTCATTAGAGTATATTTTTTAGCTCCTGCTCTTTTCCAAGAATGGAGTTCGTCTAATACTAAACAATTACAGTTTAATGAATCGAGTTTATCTTCTTGGTTCGCAATTGCAAATATGTCACTTGTACCATCACCGAAATTGATTGAAATGGAATGTTCTTGATTGTTATCACGTATTCTTAGTTTTTCAACATCTTCTTTTAATTCGTTGACGTTATCAACTAAAAAATTAAAGCATTCTAGCGTTTGTTTTACTGAATTAGCAACAATGTAAGCTTTAGAACCCGATCGTCTATCTAAAATGCTTTTTGCTTCGGTTAGTGCAGCACTAAATGCTGTTTTCCCCTGTTTTCGTGGTAAAAAAATAAGTGCTTCTTTAAAACGCCTAATATCTGAACCTTTTTCAAAAAATCCAAATAAATTCACACAAACAAATTTTTGCCAATCAGTCAGCAATAATGGTTGCCCTTTATAACTCACACCATTTTTATCTTCTCCTTGAACATGATGGATTGTACCTTCAATTAAATTAATGACAAAATCAAATTGTTCTTGCCTAAAATCAATATCTGTTCGTTCCAAATCTTTCAAAAAGCGTTCGCATGCTAGTCTTCTATCCAAATTAGCTAGTACTTTAAAATCAACAATTGATTTTGCATAATTTAAAGCTGTTTCAAAATGCTTAGATGTAATATTTGATAAGTCCATCTGATCACATCTGTTGTTGTTCTAAAAGTTTAGCAAAAGCGGATTTCTCTTTTTTAGGCATTTCTACTTCAGCTTGATAGGTTCTAGCATTCAGCATCAATCGATCAGAATAAGTACCTATATCTTTTCGAAGGTTTTCTAAACTTGCTAAAATTGGAGATTTCTTCCCGCCGCTTTTTTCTGTTTCCAAAATAATTTCATAGCCTTGTCTTTCAAACTCACGACTTAGATAATTGTATTGATAAACCATATCAGAATAAACTTCTATAATTTGATTGTATTGTGGCTTATATGTTCCTAATTCTTTCATATATTTAATTGTGCGTTTTTTTATGCTTTCACGTTTTGGGATATTTTTAGACAAGTTATCACCTCCTCAAATCAAGATATATTACTGCGAAAAAAAGGGCTTTTTTCTGCACGGTTTTGAACGATAAAAACAGCTCTATTCATTGCTATTATAGCATTTCATCTCAAGGAAAAAATTTTTTCAAAAAGTCCTCGCTATTGGAAAAAGTTCCCATATCCGTTTCCCAAAAGTCAATTCTAAATTTAGAAATGAGGGGGGGATTCTCTCTCTTTTTTCCAATGTTCAAACTCTTTTCTCCGTTTTCTTTGCCAATATAATCCTTCACCAATAATTTCATCATTCCCTCGATCATGAAACGTATTGTGTTTTTTATGTGTTAATGGTAATAAGTTCCAATCAACAAAAGCCAACTCCGGATATTCTTTTCTTGGATAAATATGATGGACCATTTCTGCTTTTACTCGAATACCATATCTTTTGTTTTCTTGACATTCATATTGATATCTTCTTAGTGTTGCGTTCTTCTTTTTGATCCATCGTTTACTTTTATAGAATGAGTCAATTGCCATTACTACTCTTTCCTTGATTCTTTTTGTAATTTGTACTGATTACTTTTGCACCCCTACGTTTATACCAATCAACCTGCTCTTGTAAGTTTGGCAATGTTCTAGAAAGCAATGTGATAGTTAAATGTGAATAACCGAATACTCCATCAGTAATATCAACGTTGCAATAATTACCATTCCATACTGGCTTGACATCGCTGATCACAATATTTCCATCGCCATCTTTTATTTCGTTTTTAATCCAATGCCTACTGTTATCATCTTCAATTGCTTTTTTATAAACTTGCCCCATACCCGCTGGAACATCAAAAGTAAGTACAGACTCATAAAAATCATTCATAGATAAAACTCCTTTCAAAATAAAAAGACCACTCAAAGAGTGATCTACTTAAATCTTTCATTAATTTTTTTATAAATATACTTAGCTTCTAAAATTAATCCGAATAACAAAACTAATTCACCAATTATTACCATATTCCAAGATAAATTTATGATGCCTATCATTTTTAATAATATAAAGATAAAAGCTATGAAGAGTAACATATATCCTCCTACTTTAGATAGTCACTCCTATTTTCTTTAATTCCTTTTGAACAATTTTTTCAGCCTGATCAAATAATAGTTTATTTTTGTGACTATCTAAGTCTTTGATTTTGATTAATAGAATTTGCTTAGGATCAATAACATACCCTGTGAAATCTTTTTTTAATGAACTTATTAGATTAGCAATATAAAACATTAACATGTATCCGTACATACTATTCTTTGTACCATCTTGTGTACTCGATGAAACTTTAGACGTTTTCGCCTCTCCACCTTTATACACAAATTGCAACATTGAAGAAAGAATAACAACTGTATCCTTTGAACCATACATAAAAACTTTTTGTTGCATTTCTATAAATTCTTGTTGTCCCTTTGGAGTATTAATTTTCGCCACTTTATTATCCATATCTACCAATAAACTAGTCCAATAACTAAATGCTTTATCAATATCAGTCCCTTTAATTTGACGAAAAAAAGCCTCTTTTTGTATCTCTCTTTCATTTTTTCCTCGCGATTCCTCAACTCTTAATTCTCTATACAGTTTTGGTAAATCTTTTAAAAAATATCCTACAATCGTAATTGCTCCTAAAATAAAAAATAACAAAATACTAGTTAAATTCATATTGTATCCTCCTACTTAATTTATTAATTCAAAGGATACAATAAATTTAACTAAGTTTAAACAAAAAATTAATGTTCAACAAATTGCCAAAATCACTGGCAAGGAATCGAACCTTGCATGGTATGGTTGCGCTTAGCTCTTGTCTCTCTGGTCTTCAAGCATACCTACCAGATATAGCGCGTCTACCCTTTCCGCCACAGTGACACTATAAAATTATTCTTAGTGCTACTATTTTTTATTTTGCCCATTTTTAAATCCAATCATATAGACATTAAGACAGAGCGCAAAAATTGAAATTATTAATGGAATCATTTCTCTTCACTTACCTTTAGTTATCGTGTGAATAATTAAAAAAACAATAGACAGCAACGGATGATAGATAATAAGAACAATTTAGAAGGAGTTAAAATTCACATCCTTATTCTTAATATTTCCGTTGCTGCCTATCGAAGCTTAATAAAACGATGAGGGAGATTGCCTCCCTTCGTTTATTTTGTCGATCCTGTTTCCTAATCTTTCGACACTATCATAATACAACGTTGAATAGGTAAGTGATTGGTATAAAAAAGGTATAAAATGGAAACCAAATTGGTAATAAAAGGGTATAAAAAGTGTAAAAACTGGCTACTTGAAAGCAACCAGTTCTAACGATGAAGCAAATTGGATGATAATTCTGTTTGATTCTACTTTAACCGATTCTTCGCTAGTATTATTCCTTTGAGCAGTTACATAAATGGGCAGACCATTGATATAACGATCATAGAATATCTTCTTGCGCCTTTCAGTCACATCAGGCTTATGCGGATGCTGTATCGCTGAATAGCCTCGAACAAACAATTTATGCAGATACTCAAATTCTTCCTGTGCTTCTTCTTTATCGATCAGCATTCTTTCTGCTTCAAATATATGATCAGCTGTAGAAGGTGGAACCAAGGAATAAGATGCTGTCACTTTTGGTTCTCGAGGTTGACCTACTCTACATCTAGCTGATAGATATGCTGAAAGAAACACAGCGACATTATGTTTTGTGCGTTCCATATCAACATCTTTCGCGCTTGGTGTCTCATATTTCTTTACATCGAAAAGTACCATCCTCTGATTCCCCCAATTATGATATAATACTTATGTCGGAAATATTATTCATAGTCGGAGGAATCCGACTTTTTTTATTTTGTACGTGAAATGAGTTCTCCTGATTTATACGCCTCAGCAAATTCAACCAAAGCTACTGCCTTCATTCTCTCGATAGTTCTATCGGAATATCCTAATTTTTCTCCTATTTGATACATTGACATCTTATTAGGAAAACAATAACTATAATAAAGTACCTGGAAATGGATTCTACTTAGCCGTGTTAATGCTTCGATAACCGAATCTCGAGTACTTATCGCTTCAATGATTTCTTCGTTTTGACTGTCAATTGTGAATTTCAAATTTTTGGTAACAGTCATCACGGAAAAGTCTATTTTCACTGGTCCGACCAAACGTTCTAAATTTCTGTATCTTTTTAGTAATCGTCTAGCATTTTTCCTTGTTTGCTTAATATCTATATTCTCTAAAATGTTCACAATTGCCTCTTCTCCTTCCAGTTGTGGAATAACGCTCATTGTTGTAGGATAGTTGTAAAAAAGCAAAATTAAGATTTTATAACTTCCATATCCACCAATCTCACCACTGCTAAATTCTCTTTGCTTTTCGCTAACCGCTTGTCACATTCCATCGTGTTTTCAATACGAATGATTGCTGAGTGATTATAGACGTGTTCTACATATCCACGAAATGGATAGATGAACCCTTCTGCTTCGCAGCGAACCATGTCACCGACTTTGACTTTTGGTTTCTTACGTGTTTTAGGATTCTTTGTCGGCATATCTAGCATTAAACCGCCGATGCCGTGACTACTAGCGTAAAATCCGTCTTTTAGTTTCATCTCATTTCCTCCCATTTACGATCATCATTTAATATCGAAATCCCAAACTTACGAATAGCATTACTCGCATCAGCAACACACTGACTTGCCACTTTATATGTTTCTTCTGCTGAAATTCCATATTCTTTTTCAAACTTTGTCTTTAGTACATTCAGTTCCTGTTTTCTTAGTTTTGTTATTCTGCGATGTCTGTTGTTCATTCCGCTTCCTCCTGTTCTAATCCCCATTGCGCGAATGCTGCTAGGACTTCGGCTTCCTGTTTACCATTTAATCCACAGTAAGCTATATCAACATTTCTTGTTGTTCTATTTCGAGAATTCCACTCCCCTAGAAGAAATATCGAATACATAATTGATTTACCACCTTGTTCAACATTTGATTTAAGATAATCAAACACAATTTTCTGGTTGTCATTAAGTGCTTGCCCATGAGTGAGAACCTTACCCGATTCCCAGTTTCCTGTTTTTTTAGCATATTCATATTGTCCTGCTATTAAGTAATCGCTCATCCTTCTGCCTCCTCTACCACTGCTCCCTCAAATTTATCAGCATGTTTATCAGCCATATTAAAACTACTAAACGGGTAAGCACGTTTCTTATCCCAAGTTGTGAGAATTGTAGAATTGCTAGTATCACCTAAAGGTTCTTTTAAGTAGAGTTTGCCAATTTTGACTATATATTTTGGAACTTTCTCGACCTCGTAGCCGTTTAGTAATGACCTAATGAACAAACCACTATTTTCTCTTAACCATTTCGAGAATTCATCTTGCGGTTTCGCATTAGCAAAGGAATCAGCGCAAATAATAATTGTAAAATAATCTGACCCTGAATCTATTCCCTCTTGAATAAACTTGTGTGCACATTTAGGTATGATTTTCTTATGAGATTCGTCTAGTTGCTTTAAATCAGCAATAAATTCTGTAAAAATACCTAATTTAAGTTTCTCTTCACTTTGATTTCTATTAGGACAATATGGTCTTAATTTAGCTATTTCTGCAGTATATTTATCAATCAGTTTCTGTTTATTCATCGCTGTTCCTCCTTCAACCATAAATTTGGAAAATCATCGGCATATATCTCTATTGCGCCAAACAGCTTAATTGCTGATTCTGAATTTCCATACATATCAGGACTGATTAAACGATCATAATAATCCTGACTGATTGTTTCCTCATTGTATTGATAACGTGTAGCAGCAGTGTAATATACTGCTGTCTTGCTCAGATAAAGATATTTTGCTAAATCAGCCGATATCCGTAACAAAATGATTCTATTCTTGCTTTTAATTCCACAATTTAGCAATGCTGGGACATTCCCATTTTCATCTTTTAAAGAATCGATGTAGTCAGTAGCTAAGATAATCACTCTACCTCCAATAACTCTGGATTTTCGGTAGTAGTCATAAATCGATCTCTCTTCAAAAGTTCTGGTGAATTATAAATATTCCCCGCTACCGTTAATTGTTTTCTATTACTATATAATTCTGTTTCGTAGATATGTTCACCGCGAATTCTGTAGGCTCCATTTTTTGCTCTAAAAACTTCTGCGTAACTGTGCCAATAAGTATCAGTATAATTCGTTGACTTATGAGTAATAAGTACTATATCCCCTTCAAATATCTCCACACCATTCTTATCCTTCAGAGTGGTAGATTGCATGAGGATTGAAGCTATTTTGGGAAAACCATAGTCATTGGGATAATCTACATCAATATCAAGCACACTTATACCATCATCATTCATTTCAAAACAAACTCCTGTCGTGCTAGGATAAATCATTCTGTCTTTTTCTCTATCCCACGCTCTAAACTTCGGTATCATTTGCTGTCCTCCTTGTATTCCTCTAGTATCTCTCTATACTTTTCTACAAATTTGAAACGATCTTGATGAAGTTTCTTGCTCCAATTTGTTTGCCGATCCAGCTCACGCATCTGATCGAACCCTTTTTGAATTTCGTTGTAATAAAATTCAATGTTTGCTGCTGCTTTCCAATGCCTGCTACTTCGCACTCCTGCTCCTGTTTCAGCCATTTCCAACTTAACTAATTCAGCTCGTTCTTTTGATTTTTTATCTTTCTGAATCTTTGCCATGATTTTTTTGAGGATAATATCACTGTATTGTGTAATGAGATCCATTATTTTTCCTCCACATACCTAAATTGTCGTCCTTTTGAATCAATCCATAAGCTCCTTGCTCTATCCCAAATAATGTTTTTGCTTAATCCAGTAATTTCAGATAACTGTTCAGCAGTACCTGTTACTAGAATTCGATCACCATGCCAGATTGCAATTCTTCTCGGCGTTTTCCGTTTGGGCTTTTCAGTCCACATTGATTTACCGAGCTTTTGGACTTCTGCAACTATTTCTTTGTCTTCTTGCCAAGATTCTGACTTGGTTAATTCAGCAATTCGTTTCATTGCTGCTTTCTTATCCACGCTCATTCCTCCAATCTACGAATTTCCCTTTTTAAGTTCTCTATGTGCAAATCGATTGCCTTTCTCGCCGTTTCATTGACCATCACTGCCTTTGTTCGTTCCAGATCGTCAATTTCACGTTGAAGGCTTCGAATACGCATTTGAATCACTTCTTCTGTTGTCATGATGGACCACCTCGTTAAAAACGCTCTTCCTTGAACGTATTCCGATATTTTTTAGCTAAAATCAACGGCACTTGATATTGATGACAGAACAACTTTGCCTTGATCTTAAAATCTTTTGTCTGCATCCCTTTAACATCTACGACTTTGACAAGTTTGCCGTTTTTATAAAATGTGAAGTCGGGAATATACTCGATCTTGCGATACTTCTTTCCGTCTAGTTCAAATTTCGGCATCAGCTCAAATCGTTCCTGAAGTTTTACTTTCCAGCCGTTCGCTTCAGCTTGCCATAAGGCTAGATCGTAGTACTCTGCTTCTGCGATAGAATCGAACTTGATACCTCGATGGATAGTTTTTCGATTACGATATTTATTCATTCTCAAGAAGCGCCTCCTTCTTAGCCTGATAAGCAGCAAAGCGGGCTTCTAATTCTGCTTTTTTATCAGGATCTAGCGTCTTTTCTTCTTGAGGTTTGTTGACCCAATCAGGTAACTTTTCACGCCGTACATTGTTTTGACGTTTAGGAAGATAGTTTTGTTTTTTCTTGTTTTTAAAATCTTCTTGGGCTTTTTCTGCTGATTCCATTGTCTTAATTCCTTGATTACTCCATGAATTTAATATCGCTTCAACGTATTTTTTCAATCCTGGCATCTCAACGTTGTTTTCGAAAGCTAATTTAAAAGCAAAGAGAATCATATCTGCTCCCCAAGTTTTAATCATCGGTCCTAATGCTCCTTGCAAAAGTCCAGTAGGTGCTTTCCCCCAGTTTTTTTGGATGAACTCATACACGCCTATATCATCTTCTTTATTTGTCTTGTTTTGTTTTGTATTGTTTATATAAGCTGAAGGATTTACTGTAGAATCTACTGAAGGATTTACTTCCCTATTTACTTTCGGATTTACTTTACTATCTACTGGAATATTTCCAGTAGCGGAGTTTTCTACCGTATTATCTACTGTAGTTTTTACTGTAAATTTTCCAGTTAGATCAGAAAGGATATAAACTCCAGCTTTTGTACGACCTCTCTTTTTATATTGAAGGAGTCCGTTTTGGATCAATTGATTACGATTGTTAATCAATGTTTTTTCAGACGTTTTAGTCATTGCTTGTAGCCTTGTATTGGCAATCGATAATTCGCTCTGCCATCCACTTTTGTTTGCTATAGCCATTAGCTTATACCAAAGCAGTTGGGGACCAGCGCCAAGCTCGTTATATTCAAGCCAATTGTCAAAAGCATTAAGCTGTCCGATGTAATCCAATTGTGTTCCTCCTTTCGTTTTGATGTTAAGAGGGAGATAACTCTCTCGCTATTTATTTAATGGTGGATTTGATGCATCGAATAATCCAGTTTGTACATCTTCGTTTTCTTCAGAAATAACCTCTGCTTCTTTTCTTTCAGGAATATCTTCCTCAACTTCTGTTTCAGCAATAATGCTGCCGTCTTCTTGAACCCTTTGGACTCTCTCATCCGATGTGGTGGCTTCTTGCATTTCGATGGACAAGATTCCCCATTTAGAAAGAAGATTTCTCAAAACAGTTTTTCGTGCCATTGCATTGTAATCAGATGCCCACACACCACTTAACTTTGTCTTATCGCGATCTTTATTGTTAGCAATCCGATGAGCTTCGATTTCTTGTTTGGTCCAATAGACAGTTTTTTTGAATCCATTCAGTAACTCGAAATAGCCAACATATCCAATGACTTCATCAGACGTTCTACCATTTGGATCAAACTCAAACTCTTCTGTCAGTCGGTTCCAGCTTTTTAGTTCTCCTTCGTAAACTTCGATCACATTTAATGCTTTGTATTTACCTGATCGTTGGGCTAATTGGATATATCCTTTATAGCCAAGCATGAATTGAGCTTTCTTTTCCCATTTTCCTGTTTGCTTGTTTTTACTATTGAATGGAACTAAATATGCATAACCTAAATTCTTATCTAGCCCAAGATTTAATGTTGCAGCAGTTAACGCACCACTCATGATAGACATTGGTTCACTATCTGCAAGATAACTGTCATTAGATACAAGAGTCATAACATTCGACATAAAAGCATTAGCATTGTCATGAAGTACTTCTTCGAATTTCTTTCTCATTGTTGGTGTATTCATTAGAGCTTTAAGCCCTAACTGTCCTGGTGCAACTTGTTTCTGTGGCTTTGCTGCCAATTGATTTTTTAACGATTCATTTGTTGCCATATTATTTGATCTCCCTTTCGGTTAGCCTTCTTGATTCAGTAACGTTATAAATCTCTTCATCATTTGCGACATCTGGATATTTCTCTGCTAGTTTCTTCGAGTTCATACGTCTCGTACGGACAAATTTCCAACTGATGATGTTTTTTTGAGTGATACCGATACTGGCTTCACGTTTACCTAGCTCGCTGATAATCTCGTTGTCTACTTGACGGATAGCTGATTCAATTTCTTTCTTAGTCCGTTTGAGTTCGTTTTTCTGTTCAACTAGTTCATCGAAATGAATTGGTAACGTCGTTTGAACGTCTTCAACATCTGCATACTTCTCTTTCAAGAAATCAGCTGTCGCTTGACTACCATCAATAATTGGCTCGATACCTCCAAGAACGTTCGTTTCCCAAAACTCTACTAATTGTTCAGTGATTGTATCGATCAGCTCTTGATCTCGTTCAATCCGCTTCCAGATGAATTTTTGGCCACCGATCAAGACAGCGATGTAACAATAGTCTTTGTTTAAAACGTTCATGTAATGCTGAACTTGGCAGAGATAACTGAGTGGTACTTCTTCACCTTCCCACTCTTTGCCGAGAAATTGATTGGCTGTTTTACATTCCAGAATGGCATTTTCTCCCACTACATCACGATCAATGTTCGCTCTTAGAAACGGATGCAGCGGATGTTCAAAGACTTGGTTTCTTCTGCGAACCTTTTTACCTGTCCGTTCCTGAAACTCTTTAGCAACAACTTCTTCTAAAATATTGCCCCAATAAGCTGGCTCGCTTGCTGTTTCTTCAAGTACAACTTGCCCTGTTTTTTCAAGCCATAATTGATAAGGTGATTTCCATTTGTTCAACCCTAAAATCGTTCCAACATCCGAACCTCCGATGCCTTTCTTACGGTCTTCGAGCCATTCTTGATGGCTCACTTCTAAGGTAGATTTACTCATCTTCATCCTCCTCATCAATTGGCGCTTCATAAGGTGGTTTAGCATAATCAGGGTCAGTTAAATAGTTGTCAAGATTTGCTAACTCGTTCATGCCTAGCGCCTTCTTTCTTTGTAAAATCTTCTAACAAGCTTAGCAAAGTAATCATTCCTGCAAATAAACAGCCTACAAACAAATTAGCGTTTGAGATTACTACAAGCATAAAGACAAATAGTGCAATCCAAAGCGTATTGATTTTAATCATTCGAATTCCCCCTTGAAAATACGGGTCATCACATCAGCGAAATCTTCCTTGTTATTAATAACAAAAGTATGTTGTGTGGAAGAAACTTCATCATCAACCGCATTAATGACTTCTCTTATTTTCTTACACTCTTCACAATGGCAATTGCCTGCAGCGATTTCTATATATTCTTTTCCTTGCAATAAAGCACCCATAACAGCAAGATTAGCTGGACCAGCAGCTATCATTCCAAATGTTTCCTCATTTACTAATGATAAAGAAAGACCAATATTTTCTTTGTCGCATTCTTTCTTCAATTCTTCGATAAGATTTTCAATTTTCTTATTCATGTGATATAATTCTCCTGATATATATTTTTATTTATTACCAATTAGCGACCCTCATCGTTAGTTGGTCTTTTTTTATTTCTCGCCACTTCTTCTGGCGTTCACGCCATTGATTACCTAGCAACTCAGGTTTCACATCTTTGTGATATTCCTGATTTAACTCTTGCATCAATCGTTGATGCTCTTGTAAAGTCACAATCTAGCCTCCCTATTTTTTATTTCTAGCATTCTCAAATCCTCAAGTTCAGAAGCAATTAGTTCAGCTTGTCTATCTGATAGCTCATCGGCTTTTCTAAGCGCTGCACGGTCATCTTGTAATTGTTTCCTGCGTTGTTTAATCAAACCGAGAATTTGATGTTCTTGTTGCAATGTGTAGGACATAAAATCATTCTCCTTTGCCTTTAGAACTCAAAGTTTTCTTTCAAAAATCTTTGGAGTTCCGATCGTTCAATTCTGATGTCTAACTTGCTCCACTGCTGTGTTTTTAAACCTAGGTTTATCCAATGTGCTAATTTGTCTTCACCAATGCCTAAAACTTTTTTTACCTCTGATTTGTTTGGATATGGAGGAAGCTCCACTGATTTATTCATAAGGTGTAATCGTTCTTCCAAAGAATTAAGCACTGCATTCGTGATCTGTGTAGTTAATTCGGAAACTACCAAATTATCTGGAATTGTTATTTGCATAATTTTTCTCCTTTTCTAATTCTGCTAGCACTGCCTCAATTGGCTCGATTTGTTTATCTGGCTTTCTACGTCCATTCATAATATCCGACATGTATGCTGTTGAAATACCAAGCTTTTCAGCTAACCAAGCTTGACTCTTGTCATGCGTAGCTAGCGCCACACGCACTTTTAAAATGAAGTCCTGCGACATAACTATCTCTCCTCTAATAGATCAATTTCTGGAATATATCCTTCTTTTTTTAGCGACTCATAAATGAACAAACGTCCTTTTTGAGTCCATTTAGTATTCATCACAACTTTTGTTCCGCCATCAGATTTCGGAATCTCAGTTGTATGAGATTTTGTATATCCTTGTCTCATATGTTTCTTACATAATAACCATTGATTGCCTACTTTTTTCTGAATACCTAGTTTATGAAGTAATTTATTCATCTGTTGTGGAGACATCCCATAATCTGCTGCAATCTGACTAATTGTTACTGAATCTGTAGAAGATAATATGCTATCTAAATAGGAGATTTTCGGTTCGTACTCTGCTATTTTTTGTTCAGCTATCAGTCTTCCAATTCTTTCTTCTTTTAGTTGAGTTGCTAATTGAATGATCGTATCTGGATTAAGCAAAGCTTCTTCTACTTTTTCTGGAGTTAGATAACCTCCATGTTTTCTAATTGCTGGCAACACTTCACTTGTTACCCATCGTTTGAATTTTTTGGCAGAAGGAAGTTTTGATTTTAAGATTAAACTGTAAAGGCCTGACTCGTTGATGATTGTCATATTACGATTTTGACCTGATGCACTAATTCGGTGCATTAGCCTATCCTCTTCGTCAACATGATTTCTGACAGCGTTGTCTGCACGTTCGTATCCAAGAATCTCAGCTACATCTTTACCTACAAAATACGGTTCATCATTTAATAAAACTGTTCTTACTTCCTGTTGTCCGAAATTAAAAATTTGTGGTGTGTTCATTTTGCTCATTCCTTTCTTTGGTATAATTTTGAATAGAAAGCGAGGTGAAAATAGTATGGAAGAATTTAATATGGATGTCGACGCCTTATTCAAACAAACCGTATTCAAGACTGTTAATAAAGAATTCAAAATAGATTTCCAAAATGACGAATCTTTTCCAACAGAAATTGAATTATTCGAAGAACTTTCTCAGAGCGTTTCTGAGTCTTTTTCTCGTCGGTTGCAAAAGAATTTTTTTGATGCTCTTGTGGATGAATTTCATCAACAACAGCACTAAACTTTTGGTCTTTAAAATTTAAAGTTATTAAAGCTCCTTTTGCGGAAGGAGTTTTTTTATTTTGTTTCATGATGTTTCCTCCTTTTCTTTAAATATGTAAGCTAATAAAATTAGCTAATTTTGTTGACACTTTCTACAAAGTTTTGTAGAATAAGTGCAGAGTTAAATAAGCGCAGAATTACCCTATAAATTAAAATTCTAAGTTTCCCGACCTCGAATTTGTTTATTTTATTAGGTGTCTTTCTTATTGCTTGTTAGCTTATTAAATTAGCTTACGAACATATATTATTATAAAGTTTTGTAGATGTCAACAGTTATCTACAAAGTTTTTTAGATGTGTTTTAGGCATGATTGGAGAATCGTTATTATGACAACATTTGAGAGAGTAAAAATGTTAGCAGATAAACACAAAATATCTATTGTCGAATTGGAAGAAAAACTTAATTTCAGTAAAAATTCACTTTATGCGTGGAAGAAAAGTAAGCCATCCATTGATAAACTAAATGCAGTTGCTGACTATTTTAATGTCTCAACTGATTATTTATTAGGTCGTACAGATGATCCTAACGCAGGAGTTGCACCAGAGAAAAGAAAACTAACTGTTGAAGAAGCTTTAGCATCTGTAATGAGCAGTGACGGAAAACCACTCACCGATAATGATAGGCAGATACTTACCGAATTAATAGAAGCGTATATTGAAAAAAAATATAAGTAGGTGAGTCGGTTGGACAGTCAAATTGAAATGATGCTTAATGAGCTAGGTGTCAAGGTAGAAGAGCGTGAAAACCTTGATGCCGATGGCCATTATGTTGCTTGTATGAATACCATAGTAATAAAAGCTAATTTATCTAAGTATAGAAGACAAAGAACCTTATTACATGAATTAGGACACGCTTCGAAACATCATGATAATTATTTTTTATATAACTTAGCGTTCTCTCTACATTCAAAAATGGAATATGAAGCTGATCGCTTTATGATTGAAAATTTATTAGATAGCTATATTGCAAAATCTGAATTGGAACCACACAACATCAATTACATGAAATTTATCGAAGATAATAATTTAAGTGTTCGCTTCGAACCGCTTGTGAAAGAATTATTAAAAGCTCGCATCTATTGTTATGTAGCTCTCTAATATTTTTTTAAACAAAAAAAGAACATATGTTCAAAAAAGAAAGGTGAACTAAAATGATATATCCAGAATTCAAAGAATGGTTAGAAAAAAACACAATCGGATACGAAACATTTATCATCAAAGCTACTAATTATCAAATTGAAAAAAATAAAAATAGACCCCCAAAAAAACGCTGGGATGATAAGAAAATAGATAAAGTTGTATTAGAAATGTGGAAACAAGTCGTGACTAACTTGTATCAAACAATTCGTAAAGAAAAAGGAGTTCCATTAATTAACGGGAAGGAAATATGGCTTGAATTTATAGAGGAACAAGGACTGATCGAATTTTTCAATGATAGCATGGCAGAATTAGAATTTGAATAGGGGTAATATTGATGGCAATGATAAAACAATATAAAAAGAAAAATGGCGAAAAAGCATGGTACTTTAAAACTTATCTCGGTATTGATCCGCTAACAGGAAAGAAAAAATATACTACTAAAAGAGGATTTAGAACACAAAAAGAAGCAAAAACAGCACTTTCTAGGTTAGAACTAGAATTACAAAAAACAGGAATGCCCACAAGTACAAATACTACTTTCAAAGAAGCAGCAGAATTATGGCTAGAAAGCTATAAAAAAACTGTAAAAGAAAGTTCATATTCAAGGACTAAAATAATCTTTAACAAACATATATATCCCAAATTTGGAAATATTAAGCTTTCTAAAATTAATACGGCATATTGTCAAAAGGTAGTAAATGATTGGAGTGAAAAAGGAACTTCAAAGCAGTACCCTCTTTTCATAAACTATATGAACAAAGTTTTTAAGTATGCTATAAATATTGGTTTAACATCTGATAATCCAACATTAAATTTACTTATTCCAAAGCCACAAATTAAAACAGAAAAGAAATTAAAATTATATACAAAAGAACAGTTGGAATTATTTCTAAATGAAGTATCTCAAGAACAGAATCCATATTTTAAAAACAGAGACTATACGCTCTTTAGACTATTAGCATTCAGCGGATGTAGAATCGGCGAAATATTAGCACTCACTTGGGACAATATTAATTTTAAAACAAATGAAATGGCCATTAAAAAAACTGTAGCTCGTTCAGATAAATATTATATATCTGAAACTCCTAAAACAAAAAAATCAAATCGAATAATTTATTTAGATGAAAAAACTATAAAGCAACTAAAATTTTGGAAGCTCGAACAAAGAAAGTACTTATTTCAATTAGGATTTACTAAAGCTAATTATTTGTTTACCAATGACGAAAATAATTTCACAATTAATCAGTCAGTGGCAGAAAGATACAATATATATCGTGAGCGTGCCGGCTTACCTTATATCGGTCTGCATGGTTTTAGACATACACATGCATCAATGCTATATGAGGCAGGCGCAGATCACAAAGAAGTCCAAGAAAGAATGGGTCACGCAAATATAAAAACTACTATGGACACATATACACACATTACTAACAGCAAAAAAGAAGAAACAACACAAAAACTAACAAATTATATTAACTTCTAAGAAAGTATGGTCAAAAGTATGGTCAAAAAAATCCCTTACTTAGAAAAAAAGCTCCATCCCTTGCCACACAAGAGATAGAGCAGTTTATTTA